AAGGATACTATCGCATTAGAGCAGGCAGAGAGAGACGCACGTATACAGATAGCCACAGATATAGCTAATATGCTTATCGACATAGCTGGGATGCTGACAAAAGACGCAAAGAAGCTGGAACAGATACGCAAGGCGTCAGCACTGGTGAAGATAGCACAGGACACGGCAACGGCAATAAGTTCACTTATGGCAGCAAGCGAAGGCAATCCGCTTAACCTTCTCACAGGCGGAGCGGCTGGTATTGTCCAGTTCACGACAGGATTAGCACGCATACTCGCAAACGTAGCACAGGCAAAGGCATTACTGTCGGGACAAGGCGGCGGAAGTATCAATGTAAGTATGTCAGGTAGTCAGGTGGCAGTGCCACAGGCAGGGCAGTCCAGTGTCCTGTCCGGTCAGGTATTACAGCATACAGACGAAGATGACGAGCAACGTCTTGCACCGGTGAAGGCTTATGTCGTTGAGAGTGAAAGTCAGGCAACGGCAAGGCGTCTGGCAAAGATAGAGAGAAGAGCAACAATTTGAACAGTTTTTATATTTAGTAAAAAAAGACAAGACCATGATACTACCTATTTTTGAACTTGTTTACAAGGATGAGACAGACGGGATTGAATATATCGCACTCGTGGACGCTCCTGCCATTGAAAGGACGTTTCAGGCATTCAGCAAAGACGATAAAGTTTTTAAGTTTCAGGCTGATGAAAAAGAAGAGAGAGTACTCAGGGGGGCAATCATGCTTGCCGACACTCCTATCTATCGGAACAACAAAGAATTCGGAGAGCATTATGTCGTCTTTCGTCCCGACACGATAAAGAAACTCGTTCTTGACTTCTTCCGCAAGGGCAGGACAGGAAACGTTAACCTGATGCATGAGACAGAAGTGGAGGGGGTGTTTATGTTCGAGAGCATGCTGATAGACAGAAGTAAGGGCATAGTGCCTCCGGAAGGTTTTGACGGCATACCTGACGGCAGTTGGTTCGGGTCATTCAAAGTTGATAATGATGAAGTGTGGGAGAAGTTCATCAGGACGGGGGAGTTCACAGGGTTTAGCATTGAGGGGATGTTCACCTACGGTCAATACCGCACGGCAGAGCAGGAGAAGATTGAGCTGATAATAAAGATTATCAGCGAGATAGATGACTAAAATGCAACAGTAAGACAGTTTTTTATATTTATAGAAAAAGAAAGAAAATGAAGGCACACGAGGCTATCAAAGAAATAAAAAAATTACTCGGCTTTAAAGCTGAATTTGTCGCAGTAAAGACCATCACGGGTGATCAATTGAAATGGGAAGGAGACCTGAAAGAAGGCACTCCGGTATTCATGATAACTCCCGACGGAGACATACCAGCACCAGACGGAGAATATCAGTTAGAAGATGGTAATACGCTTGTAGTAGCAGGCGGCTTGGCTGTCGAGTTAAGACCACCGACAGAAGAACCGGTCCCGATTGAAGAAGAAGAAATCGGCATGACAGCAGAGGAATTGACAGCACTGTTTGACTGGCTGTTTGGCTTTAAAAAACAATATGAAGAGATGAAGTCAGAATTGGAAGCTGTCAAGGGAGAGAACACAGAGTTAAAGAAAAGAGTTGATGAGTTCATGGCAGCACCGAAGGACGAACCTGTGAAAAGTAAGTTTGTCGAGAATGAGAGGCTGACAGAACTTCAGAGAGCAATGCAAAAAGTTTTAAATAACAGATAAAATTTAAGAAAAATGGCTTATAGCGTTTCATCATTAACGGAATATGTAGACCAGCAGAGACTTCCTCTGTTAGTCGCTGCCACTTTCGGAGCTAAAACGGCTTCACTCGTCAGCAAGATGACTGGCGTCAAGAGTTCAGCAGCACTGAACATCATGAACACTGATGCCGTGTTTCAAACACAGGCTTGTTCATGGAATGCGAGCGGTACAACGACCTTCACGCAAAGGAATTTAACTGTCGGCAAGATTGCCGTCATGGAAGAGCTTTGTCCGAAGACGTTGGAGGCTTACTGGATGCAATCACAAATCATGGCTGGCACTCCCGATGCCGTTCCTTTTGAGGAAGAGTTCACAATGAAGAAGGCAGCAGTCATTGCCTCACAGCTGGAAACAGCTATCTGGAAGGGCGATACTACCAGCGGCAATGATAACCTGAACAAGTTCGACGGCTATATCAAACTTATTGACGCAGCCGGGACGGCTATCAGTGCCACAGCACAGGCAGACATCACCACCTCGACCGTCAGGGGTATCATGCAGGACATCTACACAAAGATACCGGCAGCCATACTTGACAAAGACGACCTCGTGGTCTTTTGCGGCTGGGACGTATTCCGTATGTACCAGATAGCACTTGCCACCGCAAACCTGTATCACTATAACGGTGAAGCAGGTAATGGCGAGATGTTTATCGAAAACTCCGGTGTCAGGCTGATAGCAGTAAACGGATTGAACGGCACAGACCGTATCTTTGCCGGACGCAAGAGTAATTTCTTTGTCGGCGTTGACCTTGAAGGAGAGGAAGACACTTTTGAAATCTTTTTTGCCCGTGAAGCTCGGACAGTACGTTACGTTTGTGAGTTCAAATACGGTGTTCAGGTAGCATTCCCTGACCAGATTGTCAGTTATCAAAACAGCTAAAAGTAAAAAGTTATGACCTGTGCATTAACCAAAGGTTTCACGCTTGATTGCAGAGACAGTAACGGAGGTATCAAAAAGATATACGTTACCGAACACAGCAATAAGAACACGCTGACGGAGACGTCAGGCGTCATCACTGCCTTCACGCTCAACACAGGGAAACAGTTCTGGACTTATGAGCTGCCGGATAATACAGCACAGCTGACAGAGAACATTCAGGCAAACACACAGAACGGCACTGTCGTATATTCGCAGGAATTACAACTCGTGTTGCATAAGTTACAGACATCAGTCAGAAACGAGTTGAAGCTGTTAGCACAGAACCGTCTGATGATTATCGTCCTTGACACAAATGGAGTTTACTGGCTGTTAGGCAAGACCACTGGCGGATGGCTGACAGGAGGCAATTCAGTAACAGGGCAGGCGAGGGCGGACATGAGCGGGTATAATATGACCTTCATAGCAGAAGAACCAGAGCCGATGACAGAAGTCAGTTCAGGGCTGATAAGCACACTGACAGCACCAGCGACATAATTCTTTTCTTTCCATAACTCATCTTTTCAGTTTCCAGCACGCTCCCGACAGGGAGCTTTGCTGTTTTTATATTACATACTGAAAGAACGGAACGTTACAGAAAAATTACAGAATTTCTCTCAGGTGTTTTAAGTTGTTTTCAGCTAAATTATTTAATTCGTGTAGTTGATAAATTAACTGTTTGAACTTATCTAATATACTGCCGGGTTCTGACTTTTTTTCTTTGTCAGCACTTGATTGAGGTTCTTCTATTTTTTTAATTAACTGCAAAGAAAGTTTCGTCTCATATAAGACGTCAGAATAATGTTGGATTTCACCTTTTAGTTCATCAGCGATTAGAGTTAAATTTAAATTTTGTTCATTTTCCATAACAATTTGTTTAATTTGTTACTTAATAAATACAAAAATGATACCGCAATGATAATGCTGCGAATACTACAAACGTTTTTTTTGAAAAAATCATTATTCTATACGGTATTATTTTTGCAAGTATATCGAAAACTCAAATGAAAACACTTATCTGTATCTCATCATTAGACGGAATAAACTATCACCGTCTAATAGTGCCATTTAAGAAGCTGAAAAATGAAGGGTTTGATGTTGATTTTTTCAGAAATATTGACGATCCTGATAAAGGTTTCGTTAGTATTGACCAGCTGGACACAAAGATATTAAAACAATATAAATATATCGTATTTAATAGGATACTTAGTCCTTCCTTTCAGCATAAACATCTGTTTGTCCGATTGAAAGAGGCAGGCATTAAGACCGTGATGGATATTGACGATAACTGGGAGCTGAATAAGGGTCATTTCATGTACAAAGATTATTACAGAGCGGGCATTGACAAAGAGATACTCTTTTGCCTCAAAAACAGCACTGTGATAATAGCAGAAAATGACCGGCTGGCAAAGAGGATTAAAGAAGCGACAGGCAGAGAGGCTGTCGTGGTGCGTAATGCAATAGACGAGGCAGAGAAGCAGTTTGACACAACGGATAACAGGCATTTTTTTCGTAGCGTTGCCTTTGTCGGCGGTATTGCTCACCGTAGGGATGTGATGAGCATTATAGACACTGTCAAAGAGTTACAAGACGAGGGAGAACGGTTTATTTTTACCATCTCCGGCTATGCAGCAGGCTTCATGGAGTGGGAGAGGCTTCGGGAAGACGTCTTTAAAACCGGTGTCGAATGTTTCTTTGAACATGGAAACAGCGTCTTTGACTATGCACAGCTCTATAAAGACAAGGGCATTATCATCTGTCCTGTCATCAGAAATAAGTTCAATGACTACAAGAGTGCATTGAAGGTCATTGAGGCAGGATGGTTCAGCAAGGCTGTCATCTGTGCTGATGTGCCT